GCTCGCGGCCAGGCCGGCCACGTCCAGGCTCGCATCATTGGCCGCGATGGCGCCCAGCGTAGCGGTGCCCGTCGCGGTAAAGTTGCGTAAACTTGCCAGGTCCTTGTTGGCATCCACCACGAGGCCTTTAGAAGCCTCGACAGCACCGGCTGTGGCAATGTCCGCAGCGGCGTTGATCTCAGCGGCGGTCGCAGTGACCTCCGTACCCTCGATCAACAACGCGCTCTTGACATCCACTCCCCGGCGAAGTGTGAGCCGTCTCATATGTGTACCTCTCTAATCTGTGTCGATATAGATGATCTTGTGTGCCACTTCGTACTCGCTGCTTGAGGCCGCCTCGCTGTAGCCGTCCTCGCGGTCGATGGCCACCGAGGTCATGCCGCCCAGCGTGGCGTCGCGCAGCTCTCGCGCCCGTTCGGCGTACATCTGCGCGCGTTGCGCGTTCTGGACGGTCAGCCCGTCGGCGGTGAATGACGGCTTGGTGGCATACTTGCGAGCCAGCCAGAGACAGGCCTCGACAGCCGCGGCGTTCACGACGGAGCCCGTGCGAGTCAGGAAATAGTCTATCTCGTCATTTTCTAACTCGTAGTTGTTGAGGTCCGTGTCCGGTATCAGGAAACGAACCTTGCCCCTGTTTGTCGTTAGGTCATATGTGAAAGCCACGGCTGCCTCGCTTTGCTAGCTAATGGTCGGATCGGACCAGCCGCCCGCGGTGTTCTCCGCGATGACGGCGCCCACGCGATCCTGCACGCCCACGCCGAACTCTTGGAACACGATGGCCTCTTCCAGCGGGAACTCGCGGATATGGTCGCCCTTGAGCAGCACGGCCCCATAGCCGTAGTCCGTGCCCTGGCGAACGATCAGCGGGTTGCGCGAGTCCATCGGCCCGTAGCTCTTGTACACCGTCCAGTACGTGGTCGGGATGCGCCCGCTGGTGCGAACGCGAACCGATCCATAGTCCGTTTCGATGACGCCGATGTAGCCGTCATCCACGTTGGCCGTATCCGCGGTCATACCGTAGCGGATGAGCGGGTCAGCGCGCGGAATCCAGCCGGTGACGTTCGTGGTGTTGATCCAGCTCGACACGTCCGCATAGGCGATAATCATGTCAAACGGGGCGTCATAGCCATGCTCGTACAGGTCGGCCACGGCGGTCTCCAGGTTGGCCTGGGTGATGCCGTTCAGCGCGTCGATATGGTCGTGCGTATACAGGAACGTGCCACCCCGGCTGGGTACGGCGATGGGGATGTAGTTAGCATCCGCTGTGCCGCCATCGGCCAGGGGCATGGAACGCCCGGACGAACCCACGGCGGTATAGGTGCTCTTGAACAGACGGGTGAGAATCTGCTTCTCCCAGTTGTCTTGAATGTCCTTGACCACCTCGGCCACGTCGGTCTCCAGTTGAATCCGGCGCGCCTTGCGCAAGAAATCCCATGTCCAGCCCAGGCCGCGATCGTAGGCCACCAGGGGCAGCATGTGCCCGGTCGTGGCGCCGCGCTTCTGGTCAGGCCGCGCGTACTCGGTATGGACCTGCATCCCCGTGGTAGCGCCCACGCGGTATTCCACAGCCAGCTCACTGGTAACAGAGATAAGCGAGGAGATGAGCGGGCTCGCGGTCAGGGCCGCGTTGACCATGGCCAGGCCGCGGCCTACGTCGGCCACGAAGGCGTCATAGGTCGAGCCGTCGGCCAATTGGTACTTCGAGAGCGTCGCACTATCCCAATAGGAAGGCAACGCGAACTGCTTGAGGTCATTGAATCCAGTAGCCATGTTAGTGTGCCTCCCTTATGCCGACACGATCAGCATAGGATTGACGAGCAGTTGGGTGGTGTTGAGCCCGATGCCCACGCGGCAAACCTTCGTGCCCACGGCATCGGCTAGCACTCCCGCGTCGTCATCGACATAGACGGCGGTGTTCGCGGCCAGGTTGGTGGCAAAGCCCTCGACAACGCCGAACAGTACCACGTCGATCTCCTCACCCGAGGAGAAGGACACGGCGCCGTCGCTGTTGCTGATGGCCAGGCCAATGCAGGCCGCGGTGGTGAGCGCGGAACCATCGGTCAGGGAGACGGTGTTGTTTGCAGACACATACACCGGCTGCCCAGGCGTGATGGTCGCGCCCGCGGTGAATCGACGGATAATGCAATGCCCGACAGGCCGGACACTTGCAGCGGTGATCGTAAGATCAGCCATTGGTAAACCTCCTAAGAGATACGAAACCTGCGTTTGATGTCATCATCGCGGTTGGCCGTCGCACTAGGCGCGCTGCCGCGTCCGGCGTCGGCGTTGATGGATGGCGGCGGAGCCGTCGGCTTGACCAGTTGCGGCCACTTGCCCAGCAGCGCCTTCAGGTGTTTCTCCGGGTTCTCTGGCTGGCCTGTTTCCGGGTCGTATTGGATATCGTCCAACTTGACCAGGCTGGCCGCTAGCTCCCCGTCCAGGTTCAGGCGTTGCGCCGCGCTCTGGACTGCCCACTTGACACGCTCCTGCTTGAGCGTGGCCTGTAGGTCGGCGATCTGCTTTTCAGCGTCCGTCAACTTCTTGGTAGCCTTTTCCAGATCCCCGAGCTTGGCCTGTTCCTCTTGCACCTTCATGTCTTCCAGCGCTTTCGCCTTGGTGCGATAGCTGGCCGCCTCTTTCCGTAGCTGTTGCACGTAGGCCAGGTCGAAGGTCTCGCCCTTGCCCGTTTCAGTCGGTTGTGCATCCGCCGTCGGCTGCGCCTCTGGCGCCTCCGTTGTGACCACCTGGGTCTGCGTATCGTCTGCCATGATTCCTGTACTCCTGTATGATTAGCCCTCTAGGCTATGCCCAACCTATGCGGTAGCGGTGGCCTTGCTGGCCTGGCGCTTGTTGAACGCATCCCGCTGCACCGTCGTCCAGGTCCGCCTAAGTTCCAGCTCCTTGAACGTAGCCACCCTGGGCGAGTCGCCCCAGGTGTCCGAGTGCGCCGTCTTGCGTAGATCGGCAAGGCCGAACTTGTGGCCCTTCCAGCCGTTGAATAGCTGCTCTCCCATCATCTGCTGCTGCCGTTCCTCTGGCAGCGCCTTGAACCAGTCTTGGCCATTCTCCCATTGCACCTCTGGCCCCACATTGAGCACGGGTATCACGGTACAGCGCCCGTTGGGGTGATCGCTCAGTTCTTCTTCAGCCTTGAACATCTCCCCGTCGCTCATGAGGCATGCAAGACACGTCCGCGTGTCGTGGGTTGCCAAGCGCTTGAAGCCCTTTACGATGCCCGACTCCCTGTACTGCGCCGTGCTCGCCATGCGGAACGCCCGCAGTTGCTCCGTGCGTGCGATGGTCAGCGCCCTGTCCAGCCCCATGTCCATGCCGCGCGCCATGTTGTAAGCCGTTTGGCGCGGGTTGATGCCCAAGGCGGTAGACTGGATGAGCTGCTTGATAATGCCGTCCATCGCGTCAGGGTACGCCTTGGCTAGCAGCGCCCTGAGCGGCGATCCATCGCCGGCCAGGCCCACCATGTTTTCGATGGCCTCTACGGGCAGCCGATTCCAGCCCAGATTGATGCCGCCCGCGCCCGTCTGCGCCATGAGTGAGTCCCACGCGCCGCGTATGCCCATCTCGCCATAATATTGCTGCTCGGCTTCGATGAAGGGCAGCGCGTACTGGTTGGTGTAGTTGTCTAGCTCGCGCTCAACTTGGAGGTGTAGCGCCTTGTACCTGTCCATGCGGTACAGCGCGCCCTCGCTGATAGTCTGCCCCGCTGCCTTGCGCGCGGCCATGTCGTTGGCTAGCAGTTGCATACTATCGGTCAGACGCATTTCGATTTGCGCGTACTGCCGCGCCATGTCGGCCATCTGCCGGGCCTCGCGCAAGCGCAAAGCCTCCTTGTATTGGCGCAGAATGGTCACGACGAGCGGGTCAGGCATTGTCTGCCCCGAGTAGGTCAGCGAAATAGCCGCGCGTCTCGTGTGCGTTCTTGATGGCTTGCGTTCCCCAAGTGCGCCCTGCGGGGTCCACATACCACATCTCGCCACAAGCACACTTCCAGTAATCGTTCCAATGGATGTGTTTCACCACGCCGCACTTGCAGACAAAATCATGCTCGAATTGCGGCCTTGGAAGGTCGGAGCCAGGCCATTTGACATCCAATTCCACATCTCCCACCCTAACCATTGCTCTGCCCCTCTCCCATCATGTCCTGCGCCGCCGGGTTTTGCCCCTGGTCAAACTGCGTGCGCGCCTGGTCCAGTAGCGCCGTCGCCATAGAGG